TCCCAAGGAGTTCCATCTTGATCTAAAAGAACAGCAGCCTTACGACCCTGTATTCTTTGAACACATCCAACGTAACCTCTGTAGATAGAATTTTCATCAATTACTTTAACTGTGGAGCCTGGTAGAATCATAATACTTTGAGTGTTAAATGGTTGTTACAATCGCCAAAGAACTTACCATCGAGATTGTAATTAAATGAGATACTATATCTTAGTTCATCTGAATGTGAACGAGTTACATAATGATCTAAGTGAGCAGGGAAAAGGAATATGCCACACTGTTGTGGACTAAATCTCTTCTCAAAACTATTCAGATCATCATACCCAGTAAGAGATGGTTCCCAATAACTATTGATCCAAGTTGCATTTCTGGTGGTAAAAATAATATCACCACTATTTTCTGGCGTCAGTAAGTAAAACACTCCAGAGAACTGAGTATTGTTATGACGATGTTCCTTTATGTAATTTCCTTTCTTTTGCAGATTACCCCAAGAATTAATTCTTTTTAATCCATGTTTACTAAAATCTATCTGCAAACTTTTAGCAAAGGTATGTACTTCCTCATCTATTTTCTTTCTTAGATTTTCTAACTCTGGTTCAGATAATAAATCTGCTTCTAGTTTTGTTGTCTCTCCATTCGGGCCTTCATATATGTCTTTGTCTCCAGCCCAATCCAACTCTGACATATAATTAATCATAGACTTTACCTCAGAAGGTCTAAAATCTAAGACATTCTGATATACTGGCGTAGGAAAAAGAATATGTAGATCAGACATCTATGATTCCATACTATCCATGTATTGTTTATCGTTAAGACCTGCTGTCTGAACCTGAGTTAGTCCAATATTTCCTTGATACCAACCAGTAGCAATATATTTGTCACCAGATATAGGAGGATTACCTCTATGTAAATGTGTATAACTTCCTGGCCATATCAACACATCTCCTTTCTGTGGTTTACATTTTCTTTTTTGATATAACCACTCTGTCTCTCCACCTTCTTCTACATCATTTAGATATACCATCCATGCCATAGTTCTAATATTATTATTGTAATTAAGATTCTCAGCATGAAACATATGATAACCTTCTGTCGGTGCTGTCTTCTGTAAGAGAACAACTGAACTAACGTAATTAAAATTAGTTAGATATGAAAACTCACTTATATAATAGTATAAACATCCGTTTACTCCTTGCATTAGATCTCTTGCTTCCCCAGGCGAGAAAGCATCAAGACATATTTGTTTATCTTTTACATGAGTATATCTTCTACCTTGTACTTGTTCTGCTCTATCAATATACTCACAAAGATAATCACAAAATTTAGAGTCTATTGAATTAGGAAAGTAACCAATGAAATCATCAATCTCAAAGTTTGGTTGTTGTTGCATTTTACCAATAATTTAGGGGGCACCGAGACGCAGTAAACTTAACTTTATTAACTAAGAAACACCCACACTCTCTGCACAAGTGACGGTCTTCATCAAATCTATTACACTCTCTACATATATCTATTCTTGCTTTTTTTATCTCTTTTGGTACAAGCAAAGTACCTGTGCTAACAAAACCTTTTATGATATCATAAGCGGTCTTAGAAAAGATTTTTGCCTTTTCTATATTAGATGGTTCATCAGACATCATGAACGTAACATGGTACACCAGCAGGGTCTAACCACTTAGTATACTCTAAGTCATCTATGGCAGTCTTGAACTGCATGAAGTTATCACAGAGGTACATGTCTTTGTAACCGTTGTGATTGTTCCACTTCTGAATACGATAGTCTGGTTGACCATTCTCAAGTAGATCAGGCATCTTCACATACCTGTATGGGTCATTCTGTACAAGTACTTCAATCATAATAAAATTGTATATACTTTATTATACACAGTTTTTGTAGGTAAGTCAAGCACCATCATCATGATTCCACATATGTTCTATATCTTTTGCCTGTCCAGAATCAATAACTGGTTTTAGAATATTCTTATCTGGAACCAATGCTATCTGACCATCAGGAGTATCTAATAAGAAACTCTCACCAGCTTGGGCTAGTTCAAGTACCTCATCAAAATTTTCCTCTAGATATTTCAGACTTATGATTTTCATTGCGGCATTGCCAAATCTAAAGAATTAGTATTCACTTCTACAATATGATCTTTCTGATCTCTTTTCTTTAGGTGTGCTAACATATCTGCTGGACTTGTTAACTCATAAGGATCGGTAGATAAATTATTTCTGCTTCCTTGTCCATCAGGAGTCTCCTCTTCAACATATGTCATCTGACAATTATCTTCAAGTAGTAAAACAAAACGCCATGTTCTTTTTCCCATACCTTTATTGTACATTTCTATAACAGTTTGACCGCCTGACATACCACCTTGATTATTAATTCTAAGAGTCAAGGCACCATTACCATCTGGAAGATATTTACATTTTTTGATCTTCATTGACTTCCACCAAGCATCCATTACATATGGATCGTTCATTGCAACAAAATATATTTCATCTACTTCAGTGTCTTTTATGAATGTGTCGTACTCAGCCTCATAATCTTTGACCATTTGAGTGTCTACTGGGGAGAAAGCTGCATTGATTCCTATAAGAAGTACATCTTTGCCTCCAAATAGATCATTGGTAGATTTTCTAACAAGTTTTTTTCTACTCAAAAAGAAGAGTTCAGCACTAGGTAAAAAGTTCATTTCTTCAACTAAATTATTCGTATATTATATATGTGTTTATATTATATCCTCTTTAGGGTTAACCGTCAAGACCACTTCAAACTCTTTTAATATATCTGCTTCTGGATCTTGGTCTTTGATATTACAAAACTCTATCCATCTAAGTGATGTCTTATCTTCATTTGATAATCCTCTACCATATAATATAGTATTAGCTCTGTCATTCAAAGTACAAAATATATTGACAAGATGTTCAGATCTCTCTCCTATCATATTTTGAACATCTTCTCTTAACACATGAATCTTATACATTTGAAATTCAGTTCCATATATCGAATGAAACAGACCCGCTACCTGTTCATCAACAGGTCTATTGTAGTTGTATAACATACCAGCAACTCTAATAGAGTGTGATAAGAGATCAGATTCTCTGTGAGGTATAGTGTCAGCACCAAGACTAACCAGATAATTTATATAATCATCCACTGGGAAAATAATCCTTCCGATAATAACGTCCTAAAACGTTACTATTATAATAGGCAGGGTCTCCATTGTCAAGAGACTCTGTTAGGACATCATTGATAAACAGTTGTCTGGTCTCCTCATAGTTGGTTTTCCCCAGAGTTGTATGGAGAGACATGATCTCTCGTGAAAAATTGTCCTTTCCGTAGGCGGATACGTCGGCTTTGAGTTCGGGGGACGATCCATAATATTTCTTCCAGTCCGACTCGCTAGTAACTCTTCTCTTTCCTCCCTTTGGCTTCCGTTTCTGTACGAAATATTTTCTGCCGATGTACTTCTTACCTGTTGTCTTATTTGTAATACAGTAGACGAAACCGAAGAAATCATTAATATCGTCAGAAGTGAAAGGTTTACCCTCATATAGCCAGGGGTTTTCGTAAACTCCTCCTTCAACCATTCCATAATTCTCATATCTTCACACTATGTATTCATTCACCTACTGTGTGAATTACAGGGACAACGTTTCTGAGTATATTATATAAATCTCTGTTCTCTGCTGTGGATACTGGATAGAACTCAGCATGAGGATCGAAACCATCATACCTTGTTGCTTGATTAATTACTATTGATCCACCCTCACCTGACACTGACCTGTGGAATGTATTGCGAGGTATAACTAACGCACCACTGTGCCTATTGAGGTGTACTATATGATATTGATTCTTCCATTCTCTGTTGACTAACTCAAAGGTTCTTTCTCCCTGCACCACTCTATTACAATCGTCTTGAAAACTATGAATATAGAACTGTTTACCTCCCACACAATCAGGTGGAGGTGAGATGGCAGGGCCTTCATGAACAACTAAGTCTGCTGCGTTTGATTCCTCTACAGATATATCATAAAAAATAACACTGTCTGTCTCTCTGAACACACGGTGTCTGTTAAAGTTAATGTCACTCATGACCAAATCCTCCTCAACTGGCGAACATCAGTTACACCATACAATGCTTTGACAGTTTCTTCTGCATCTTCTCT